ATATGGCAGACAATGTAGATAAAAGTTTATCGCAAGCACCACAAGGAATAGAAGCAATGGCTATGGGTCAACCTGACTTAAGCATTGAAATTGAAAATCCTGAAAGCGTAACACTTGATGATGGTAGTATGGAAATTACTATTGTGCCTGGTAAAGAGCAGGACGATGAATTCAATGACAACTTAGCAGAAGAAATGGATGAAGGCCAGTTGACGCAATTGTCAGGTGATTTGCTTGGTGAATACGATGCCGATATTAATTCAAGAAAAGATTGGTTAACGACTTATGTAGATGGCTTAGAATTGCTAGGCTTAAAAGTAGAAGACAGAACAGAACCGTGGCCTGGCGCATGTAATGTATATCATCCCTTAATGACAGAAGCGCTGGTTAAGTTCCAAGCTGAAACTATGATGGAAACATTCCCTGCAGCCGGCCCAGTAAAAACTGTAATCATTGGTAAACAAACGCGCGAAAAAGAAGACGCGGCTGAACGTGTAAAAGATGATATGAACTATCAGCTTACAGACATGATGCCAGAATATAGACCTGAACACGAACGCATGCTATGGGGTCTAGGGTTATCTGGTAATTCATTTAAAAAAGTTTATTACGATCCATCACTTGAACGTCAAGTGGCAATATATGTTCCCGCTGAAGATATCGTAGTTCCATATGGCGCATCTAATTTAGAAACAGCAGAACGTGTTACACATGTTATGCGCAAGACAAAAAATGAATTACATAAACTACAAGTAGCAGGATTTTATCGTGATGTAGATTTAGGTGAACCATTCTTAGACATTGATGAAGCTGAAAAGAAAATTGCAGAGAAGTTAGGTTTCAATCCAACAGAAGATGATAGATATAAAATTCTTGAGATGCACGTCAATATTGATTTAGAAAATGGCGATAGTGAAGATGGAATTGCATTACCTTATGTAATAACAATTGAAAAAGGTACAGGTACTATATTAGCAATTCGTCGTAATTGGAATCCAGACGATAAATTAAAATCTAAGCGTCAACACTTTGTTCATTACGGTTACATACCAGGCTTTGGTTTCTATTGCTTTGGTTTAATTCATTTGATAGGTGCTTTTGCCAAATCAGGTACTATGATCTTACGTCAACTTGTTGATGCAGGTACTCTATCAAACTTACCAGGCGGACTTAAATCACGCGGTTTAAGAATTAAAGGCGATGACACTCCGATTGCTCCAGGTGAATTTAGAGATGTAGATGTACCATCAGGTGCAATACGCGATAACATTTTACCATTGCCTTATAAAGAACCAAGTCAAGTTCTTAATCAATTAATGAATCAAATCATTGAAGAAGGACGACGCTTTGCTTCCGCTGCGGATATGAAAGTATCTGACATGAGTGCTAACTCACCCGTAGGCACAACCCTTGCTATATTAGAAAGAACATTGAAAGTAATGTCAGCTGTGCAAGCTCGTATTTACTACGCAATGAAACAAGAGTTTAAATTACTTAAAGGAATCATTCGAGATTACACGCCAGAAGAATATTCTTATGATCCTGAAGTAGGTGATCGTCGTGCTAAACAAGCTGACTATGATAACGTAGATGTAATTCCTGTAAGCGATCCAAATGCTGCAACCATGTCACAAAAAGTTGTTCAGTATCAAGCTGTTATGCAGATGGCTCAAGCAAATCCACAGATCTATGATTTACCAGAACTTAATCGTCAGATGTTAGAAGTATTAGGCGTTAAGAATATTGGTAAGCTTATTCCAAATTCAGAAGATCAAAAACCAAAAGATCCAGTATCTGAAAATATGGCAATCATTAATGGTAAACCTGTTAAAGCATTTATCTATCAAGATCATGAAGCACACATTACAGTTCATATGGCAGCAATGCAAGATCCTAAAATAATGCAAATAGTTGGCCAAAATCCAATGGCTTCTCAAATTCAAGCTGCAGCTATGGCTCACATAAATGAACATATTGCGTTTGAATATAGAAAACAAATTGAAGAACAATTAGGCGTACCATTACCTAATCCGGATGAAAACTTACCAGAAGATGTGGAAGTTCAATTATCTAGATTAACTGCTGATGCGGCTAATAAGCTTCTACAAAAAGATCAAGCTGAAGTTCAACAACAACAAATTCAACAACAGCAACAAGATCCATTGATTCAAATGCAACAACAAGAACTTGCAATTAAACAACAAGAAGTTCAAATTAAAGCACAAAAAACAATGGCAGACATTGAAATTGATAAAGGTAAACTTGAACTAGAAAAATCTAAAGTTGAAAATGACCAAAAACTAAACGCGATGGAAATGACCGCAAAAGTAACAATGGATAAGAAAAAATTAGAGTCTAAACAAGCTTTAGATGGAGTAAGAATTGGTTTAGAAGCTGAAAGTAAAAAACAAGAACTTAATTTAAAAAAGGAACAAACATAACTTAAGGAGTAACTAAATGGACCAAACGCTAGAGCTATTATTGTCTCGGATAGATGATCAGCGCAAAACAGTATTAATAAATTTAGGAGACGGAGCAGCAAAAGATTTTGCTTCGTACCAAAATATGACCGGATATATTCGAGGTTTATCCGTAGCAGAAAGTTTGATTAAAGACCTCGCACAAAGAATGGAGACATTTGAAGATGAGTGAACATATACTCACGATGAATAAGAATATAGTTGATGCAAGTGGTCGGCCAGTTCATATTCCAAGCGTAGATGAAGTAAAAGTAGAAGATATACCGATTGAAGAACGTGGTTTACAGTTACCTGAGCCTAAAGGATACAAGATACTTTGTGCAATTCCCGATGCGGCCGAAACATATAAAGGTGGTATTGTAAAAGCAGATTCAACTAGAACTATAGAAGAACATTCAACTGTAGTTTTATTTGTAGTAAAAGTAGGTGACTTAGCTTATAAAGATGAGACTAGATTTCCTACAGGTCCATGGTGTAAAGAGGGTGATTTTGTTTTGACACGTGCATACGCAGGTACAAGATTTAAAATCCACGGAAGAGAATTCCGCATTATTAACGACGATACAGTTGAGGGGGTTGTTGCAGATCCTCGCGGCTACACTCGCGCATAAGGAGTAATATATGGCTGACGTAAAAGATGACGATATTGTATTTGAATATCCAGACGATGATGAAATACCAGGCAGTAAGTTACCTGAAGAAAAAGAAAAAAATGAAGTTAAAGTAGAAACAAAAGCAGACGACATTGATCTTGAAATTACAGAAGACGATATTCCCGTTGCTGATAGAGGTAAAGAACCTTTACCCCAAGAAAAAGTCGAAGAGTTAGAGAATGACACATTAGAAGATTATTCTGAACGTGTTAAACAACGTATGGCTCAGCTTAAAAAAGTTTGGCATGACGAAAGACGTGCTAAAGAATCTGCTGATCGTGAAAGACATGAAGCTATTAGGTTTGCTCAACAAATCGCTGACGAAAATAAAAAGTTAAAAACAACTTTAAGTTCTGGTGAAGCAACCTATATTCAAACTCTTAAAGAATCACTAGAAAAAGAATTCTCTATAGCTAAAAGAGACTACGGAGAAGCATACGATTCAGGCGATAGAGATAAGATTATTGAAGCACAAAGTAAAATGAATGACACCCAACTTAGGTTGGCTCAAGCAAATAATTATGTGACTCAGTTTAAAACTCCTTTACAAGAGCCTGAAAAAGATGTATATATACAACAAAATCAACAACCTTCATTTAAACCAGACTCTAAAGCTACGGCTTGGCAAGAAAAAAATGATTGGTTTGGTAAAGATGAAGAAATGACAAGCCTTGCATTAGGCTTACATGAAAAATTAGTTAGAAGTGGGATCAGTCCTACCTCTGACGAATATTACCGTCGTATAGATAGTACGATGCAGAAACGATTCCCAGAAAACTTTGGGGATGCAACGCTAGACGAGGACCAACCCGCCCAGCGCACTAAACCTTCGACTGTAGTTGCCCCGGCAACGCGTAGTACCGCGCCTAAAAAAGTACGATTGACGAAGACACAAGTAGCGTTAGCCAAGAAATTTGGTCTAACACCGGAGCAATATGCAAGAGAAACTTTAAAATTGGAGAACGCAAATGGATAATACAAGATTAGATCGTGAACAAGATACAAGAAATGATTTTCAACGTGCAGATAGCTGGAAACCTGCCTCACTATTACCTGAATTTAAAAAGGTACCAGGTTGGGCATACCGTTGGATTCGTACAAGTGTCATGAACGAAGCTGATAATCTAAATGTCTCTTCAAAAATGCGTGAAGGATGGGAACCCGTTAAATTAG